ATTACCGACAAGCCAGCAGCGGTTAAAAAACCAGCGGCTAGAAAAGATGAGGACAACGAATAATGGCAATCTATTTAAGCAATGGCGTTGTTGTTACTCTGAACAGCGTGGATCTAAGCAACCACGTAACAGCCGTAACAATTAACCGTTCATTTGATGAATTAGAAGTAACAGCTATGGGCGATACAGCTCATAAGTTTGCAAAGGGCCTAGAGGCTAGCACTATTACACTTGACTTCTTGAATGACACAGCTGCAAGCAACGTTAACGCAACGCTGCAAGCTGCATGGGGTACTACAGTGGCATTAACAATTAAGCAAACTTCTGCTGCAATTAGCTCAACTAACCCAGAGTTTCAAACCACAGTGCTTGTAAATAACACACAGGATGTAAACGGCGCAGTAGGCGATATATCAAGCCAGTCCATTACATTTACCTGCCAAAGTGTTATCGTAGTAGATACCACACCTTAAGGAGTAGTAATGGCAAAGCTAAAGATAACAAGGGCTAATGGCGAAGTATCTGAGCATAAGATTACGCCAGGTGTCGAGTACGCTTTTGAGTTAAAGTATGGAGCAGGTATTAGCAAGGTTTTGAGGGATCACGAACGCCAAACGGAAATCTACTATTTGGCGCATGAGTGTTTGCGTAGAGCCAATGTAACTGTACCTATTTTTGGAATCGAGTTCATCGACAGTTTAGAAGTTGTCGAAGTATTAGACGAAGAAAAAAAATAACGCAGCGTGACTCCATTCTCTATACAGTGGCTGCTTTAAGTGTAGAGACTGGGATCGCGCCTAGTGAGTTTATTAACATGGACTCAGAGATGCTACGAGCAATCGTGCAAGTCTTGCAAGACAGAGCTAAGGAGATTAAAAATGCCAGTAGAGGTCGTAGGCGTTAAAGATGTCCTTAAAGGTCTAGAGTTTATTGACGAAGATATGCGCCAAAGGATTAGGACTGCTATAGATCCTTTAATGCGTGGCGTAGCAAGTAAGGCACGAGGATTTGTGCCAGGTAACGGCAGCGTATTATCAGGCTGGAGTAAAGCAAGTAACCCGGCAATTAATTATCGCCCGTTCCCAAAGTACGATGCCAATACTGTTAAGGCAGGTATTGGATATAACCCTGGCGAGAACAAAACATTTAGTAATGGATTTAAGGTTAGCAACTACGTTTACAACGTTAGCGCAGCTGGTCGCATATATGAGACTGCAGGCCGCAATAACCCACAAGGTCGTGCGCCATTTCAGCGGATAGATCCAAGCACACCTAACTCACCAGTAGGCGCAGTGCAAGGATTTGAGGGTACTAGAAGAGCTAGAGAATATACTTATAATAAATCTACAAGAGAGTACGCATCTAATAATCCATTTGCAGGTTATCAGTTTGTAACATCTATGCCAGGACTTACATCACAGCCTAGGATTAAAGGTGTACGAGGCGGCACTGGTAAAAAGACAAAAGGCAGACTTATATTTAAGGCGTGGTCTCAGGATAGTTCTAAAGTTTATGATGCAATATTGCAAGCAATAAACTCTACAGCTATACAATTTAATAAATCTACAGAGATTAAGAAGGCAGCCTAATGGCCAATGTAGTTGTCTCGGCTATTGCTACCTTTAACGGCAAGGCACTAAAAAAAGGTCAAAAGGATATATCCGCTTTTGATAAGCAAGCACAAAAACTAGGCAAGACCTTTACACGTGTCTTTGCTACTACAGCATTAGTCGCATTTAGTAAGAAGGCTATAAACGCATTTGCAGCTGATGAGAAGGCCGCTAAATCACTTGCAGTACAGCTGGAAAACACAGGCAACGCATTTAGAGTAAATGAAGTTGAGTCCTATATTGCAGGTCTGCAGAGTTTATATGGCGTATTAGACGATCAGTTACGCCCAGCATTCCAGACTTTATTAAACGCTACTGGATCAGTAACTCTTAGTCAGCAAGCATTAGAAACTGCATTAAACGTAAGTGCTGGCACAGGTAAAGATTTAGCAAGCGTAGTAGCTGCTATTGCTAAAGGCGCATCAGGCACTACCACATCATTAGCAAGATTAGGCACAGGATTAGATAAAGCCACAATCGCTAGTGGCGATATGAATAAGATTATGGCGGCCTTAGATACTAAGTTTGCTGGGCAAGCACAAGCAAGATTAACTACCTATGCAGGCAAGATGGATCTGTTAAAAGTAGCTGCTGCTGATGCTACTGAGATCATAGGTAAAGGTTTAATAGATGCTATAAGTGCCATAGGTAAAGACAATTCAATAGATCAAGCTGCTAATTCTATGAATAACTTTGCAGTCGCTATTGCCAATACTGCTACTGGCATGGGCGAGTTAATTGGTCAAATTAAAAGAATGTTAGACAGCGATGTAGGTAAGTTTTTATTAGGTTTGACAGCATTACTTACACTAGGTAAAAAACAATTAGTAGTAGGTGCTGCAGGTTTAATTGCTTATGATATAGGTAAAACACAGAAGCCATCATCTAACTTTACATTTGGGTCAGGTAATCCATTACAAAGAGCAGAAACTAAAGCAATTAAAGATGCTGTCTATTATCGTAAGCAAGAAAACGCTGCATTAAAAGCAAAGACTGCCGTAGATGCATTACGAGATAAGTTTGATTTAGAGCGCATAGGACTTACAGCTGCACTAAACGCTGCAACTGATGAAGAGACTAAATTACGTCTTAAAGCACAATTAGCAATCTTAGATAATAACGAGGCTTTGGCTAAGAAATTACTAGCCGAGATGGAAGGCACTAAAGTTACAGTAGAATTAACTAAACAATTTTACGCACTAAGTGAAGCTACTAAAGCATTGTTAACTAGTTTTGGCGTTGACCCATCACAAGTAGGCCCAGGCGGTACTATTCTAGGCGGTGCAGGTGGGCGTGTAGGTAACCTTGCTAACGCAGCTATAAATAATCCTAGCTTTGCATCTAGTGGTGCAGGTATGGATCTAGGTTTAGCACTTGGATTTACGCCCGGCAGTAGGACTGCTAGTGCTGCACCACAGGAAATTATAGTAACAGTTAACACTGCTAATGCTGGTGATAGATTAAGTCAAGCCATAGCAGAATCTATACAAATTGCCACAAAGAATGGATATAGCACAGTGCCGGCAGGTCAGGGCTTCTAATGCCAATACCAGTCATAAATGTTTTAATTAACTTTAGCACTGGGCCAGCCTTTGCCCAGACAATGATATTAGATACAGGCATATTAGATACAAACGTATTAGGTGATGCCACAGCTGTAATTGTAGATGTATCAGATCAAGTAAACCGCATAGAGACTAACCGAGGCCGTACCGCACTATCTGATCAATTTCAGACAGGCGCACTCACCCTACGCATTGTAGATCAGAATGGCGACTTTAACCCACAGAATGTAACAGGGCCGTATTACAATTTATTAACACCTATGAAAAAGGTGCAAATTACTGCAACCTACTCATCAGTAACATATCCTATATTCCAAGGCTTTATCACAAGCTACAGCACTTCATACCCAGGTGAATCGGGTGAGGATGTAGCCATTACAACTATACAAGCTGTAGATGCATTTAGATTAGCGCAGGTAGCACAAATCAGCACAGTTACAGGTGCGACTGCTGGCGATTTATCTGGCACACGTGTAAATCAGTTGTTGGACAGCATATCTTGGCCTGCCACCATGCGTGATGTTGATGCAGGGTTAACTACTTTGCAGGCAGACCCAGGCACAAATCGAACTGCATTACAGGCTTTAACTACTGTTGAGCAATCAGAATATGGCGCACTTTATGTAGATGCTAGTGGCTCATTTGTATTTCAGGATAGAGATGTAACTGCAGGATCTATTGGCGGCTCACCTACAGTCTTTGCAGATAACGGCACAGGTATAGATTACTTTGATGCCAATTGGATTCTCAACGATGTGCTTATATTTAACAAAGCCACTATTACTAGGTCAGGTGGCACAGCACAGGTAGCATTAAACCAAGACAGCATAGACAAGTATTTTTTACACAGCTACTTTTTAGACAACCTTTTAATGCTAACAGACCCAGTTGCACTTGATTATGCACAGGCTTATGTGGCTAGTAGAGCTGAGACTGAGATCCGAGTAGATTCTATAGTGCTTGACCTATACACAGACAATTACAATAGCGGCATTATTGCAGCCTTAGACTTAGACTTTTTTGATCCCATAAAGGTAATTACTACACAGCCAGGCGGATCTACCCTAGAGAAAACATTACAGATATTTGGCGTGCGTATGAACATATCGCCAAACAGTTGGAAAACCACGTTCACGACATTAGAGCCGATCATAGACGCATTTATCCTAAATGATACGATTTATGGCACTTTAGACTATAATGTCCTAAGTTACTAAGGGGTATAGATGGCAAAACAAACGTTTACGACTGGGCAGGTATTAACAGCTGCACAGATGACTTCACTGCAACAGACTGCTATGGGTGGTGGATCTGCAACCGCTAAAACTGCATCATACGTTTTAGTCGCAGCCGATGCCGGTACTACTGTTGCTATGAACGCAGCAGGTGCAACAACGATAACTGTTAACACAGGATTATTTGCAGCAGGTGACACAGTATTTATACAAAACTTAGGTGCAGGTGCTTGCACAGTTACAGCAGGTACAGCGACAGTAGCAACAGCAGGCAGTTTGATATTGCCACAAAATGACGCAGGTATTTTATACTTTACAGCTACCGGTGCTTCTATATTCTATGACTATATACAAGCAGGCGCAGTATCACCACTAACTACTAAAGGTGATCTCTATACATTTAGTACAAGCGATGCACGTTTACCAGTCGGCACAAACGGACAGGTATTAACAGCTGATAGCACAGAGTCTACAGGATTAAAATTTGCTACACCTGCAGGTGCATCTGGCCCAGCATTTTTCGTTTCTAAAACTGGTAATCAATCAATTTCTCAAAATACTTTTACAAAAGTTACTTTCACAGTTGAGGAGTTTGATACAGATAGTTGTTTTGCATCATCAACATTTACTCCAACTAAAGCAGGTTATTACAATGTTACATCATCAGTCCTCATTGAACTCAATGCAGCCGATACTCTGACTACATTTGCATTTTACAAAAATGGCAGTATTTTTAATCAATGGTCGCAAACAGTATCAACTGGAAATGGCGATACTAGCAACGGCTCAACATTATTTTATATGAACGGCACAACAGATACTTTAGAAGTATATGCATCTGCATCAGCAGCAACTAGCAGAAATATCGCATCAGATAATAAAGGCACAATGTTCTGTGGCGTATGGATAAGGAGTTAAAATGTCTTTATATGAACAAATAATTGCAGTGTATCCAGAATTGACCGATAAAGATTTTCATACTGTAATAATTTTACAAGATGATTCAGATGGAGTTGGTGCTTATATTGCTAAATGGGAATACTCAGAGCCAATACCTGATGGGCTTACTTTAGGTAAACCAAACGCTTAAATGAAGCCTTGGCTATGCGCTGCAGGTACACAGTTAAGAGATCAGATTGATACCTGGTACCCAGATCGTCGCACTACCAATTGCGGATGGTTGGGCGATGCTCGTCATGCCACCAGAAAATCGGATCATAATCCAGATGCAACTGGGTGTGTACGAGCCATTGATGTTGATTCTCGCCTGGATTCATCCGAAGGGATCTCAATATATTTGGCTGACCAGATCAGAAAGTGTGCAAAAACCGATAAACGCATATCTTACGTAATCCATAATGGCATGATCGCTAGCAGGATACTTAATTTCAAGTGGCGTAAGTACAAGGGTTACAACAAACACACAAAGCACATACATATTAGCTTTACAAAGTTAGGCGATAAAGACAGCAAGCCGTTTGATATACCACTACTAGGGGGTAACATATGAAAATAAGCAATAAGCAGAAAGCAATACTTAAATCATATTTTAGGGGTGTGCTTGTATCATTCTTAACATTCTTAGCCAG